ACCAATCAGTTGATGCATTCAAGACTGAAGAAGTATTTGGTTTCTTGTATAGATATGAAATACCATAGAAATCTTCATTCTGATTGTGGTCAATGTAGAAATCATTTGAGATATCAAGAGCACTATTTGCAGTAAATGTAGCATTAGCTCCTTGATAAACTGCATTCAGACGAATGGCATCTGAGACACCTAGTGCCCAAGGACCTGTATTGCTTGATACGTTGTTTGCAAGACAGATTCTAACATACTGATTACGATTTACTGTCTTGGCATTTGATGCGACAACACCAGTCTTTACATTATAGAAGACTGTGGCAGAAACACCAGCAGTTAGATTTTGTCCAAGATTAATAGTTACCTGATTGTATGGCGCCAAACACGAAATTGTTCTTGAAGATCTTGCAAATGAGATCGCCACGTTAGCAGGGAATGTGACCTTGTAAGTATTTGCAGTTAGATTTGTATTTGCATTTGCAGTTAAATTCAAAATCGTATTGTTTGAAATCGAACTAACTTGCTTGACAGTACCATCTGCGAACTTGATGTAATCACCAGCCAATAGATCTGCTGTAAATGTAGTACCGTTACCAACAATAACATTTGAAGTGTTTACAGATGTGATTGTACCTGTGAGGTTGATTGAAGCATCTGCAGAAGCTGAAGGTACGATAATAAAATCTTGTTCAGCTGTAGTTGACAATGTTCCGCTGTATGGGAATGTAGCATCAGAAGGAGCATTGAGTGTAATCTGACCTGCTGAAGATAACGTCTGACTTGATTTTGTTCTGTAGATGTACTGAACATTGCTGATATTCTTAACGGCATCTTGACCAGCATTGAAGATCAATGTAGAAGATGTATTATCATTAAGTACTGGAAGACCATTTACTAGTACTAGGTCACAAATACCTTGTGAAGAATTTGAATAGTAGATTGATCTGACATCAGTAAAGTTACTACCGCTTACCATTCTGATGTCAAATAGATAGAATCTATAAGTACAGGATGGTGAACCTGGAATACCAGAATCGTAGACTATTGATCTAATGCGAGCAGTACCAATAAGATTACCAGCAGGATTAAATGAAGTACGTTCTTTAGTGAGATACTGATTAGGTGTGTCATAAAGTGAAACTATTGCTCCTCTTTCAAAGTCAAATAGACCGCCAAATTCTTGAACATAAACATAGTTTCCATAATTCATGGAAATAGTAGTTCCAGTACCTAGAACGGTATCAAGACCTTTACTGACAGCTTGTTCATAGTTGTCAACTGTCTGAACTCTTTGTCCACTGATGTATGCAGTACCTGGATCGATGACAACATTGAAAGTATTTGCTTCAGAAGCAAAAGAAGTAGGAGACTTTGTATTTACTAGGAATGGATCAAGAACATAGTTTCCAGTCTGTTCATAAGCACGCTGTGCAATACTATTTCCGATTACGTTATAAACAGTCTGTTTGTTCTGCTTGTATGGCTGACCATTTGAGAATTCTGCAATGTAGAGAAAATCTTCTGTTGCATCTGCTTTTGCTTTGTCCATAACAATAAGTGTTGGATAAAGCTTAAGTCTATTTGCACCTGGCGCTGTAAAGTTAGGAGCACCAGTAGCATTATCAAGAAGGCTTTCATCTTGTGAAGATGTGACGATTGATTCTACGGTCTGGAAACCAACTGATTTTTGGTCAGGCTGATTGTCATATTTGTCAACGATCAGTAGTTGCTCGGATACTCTAGTAAAATAGCCCTTCTGATAAACAACGCCGTCACCTACTGTCATACCGTAAGTAGAACCAGTTGGACTATCAGTAGTTGGAACTGTAACATTTGCTAAGTAGTTCTGAGCAGATGCAGCAAACTGATCAATGTTGTTTACAGAAGCATTAGTAGATGAAATACTTACGGAAGGTAATACAACGTAGCCTGAACCCTTAGAAAGCATTGTGATTGAATTTGCTTGTCCTAGGTTACCAGTAGTCAATTTAGCAGTAGCACCAGTACCGATAATTTGTGAAACTTTAATAGTTTCTGAAGGTGCGGTCCCAACTTTTTGAATTGAGTCACCTACGTTAAAGGTCCACTTACTGAAATTACCAGTATTTAGATCTTCGTTTCGTGGTTGAATCTGAAGAATTAGAGTGTTGTTGATTGTATTTGAGTCTGGTGTAGCGATAATCTGAACGTTAGCAGTACCATTAGTAATATAATCACCGACATTCAATGATGTTAGGAATGTGTTGTCCGCATTAGCATTCTGAACTCCGATGGCAGATAGAATAACAACCTTATCAGTATCAAGAAAATTAGCAGAAGAATTTGTAATTGTGATCTTCTCAATCACATTCAATGGATTGAAGATTGTGAGAGTGTCACCGGCGAGAAAAGTACTTACAGACCCTTGAGTGCTATCTAGACCTGAGTTAATATAACGAAGATATAGTGTATTTAGATCTGGTGCTCTTGATTCAAAACCTGCATCTGTAGCAATAATGGAAGCGGTAAGAGGAACAATGTTATTCTGATTTCGTACTCTATAACCAGCATAATCTGCTACTACAACTGGATTTGAGTCTGTCTGAATATCTTTTAGCTTAACATACTTAAGATCATCATGGAATGCAATATCGCAACCACTGATGATTGTACCAGTTTTAAAGATATTGTCCCCGAAGCGCTCAATCTGCTTCTGAAGCATTGTCTGGAGCTGATTTAGTTCTCTAACCTGTACTGAGACACCAGGTCTAAATAAGACCTTATAGTAATCATTTAAATCACTATAATCATCAAAATAAGGCGATACACTCAAGTCTGTCTGTATTGACATTTAACTCAGAACTCCAAGATAAGTTTAATAGTTTCGGATTGATCAAGATTTCTAGTAACATAATTTAAGTTTTCGAGGTATACAATGTCACCAGAATCAACAATGAGATCACCATCATATTTATATTGTGGTGAGAAAGATCCACCACTTGTCGATCCTATAATTGGATTACTTAAAGATAGAATATTATTTGTTTTTGTTACATATAAGACATCAGTACCTATTCCACCATTAACATGAGCAGAAAATAAAACTGCAGATGGTGATGTCATAGTCTGAATTGAATCTTGGACTAGTACTTCATTGTTAATGAAAATGTTAGAATTAATCGTACCTGTCAATTTTGTAAGTTGTGAAAACTGGCTAAAGTTTTCAGCATTTCGTCCATTTATAAGTAGATATGGAGATACAGTTGAATCAATTTCCGCAGTGCAGTTTGAAATTGTGCCCACTAGATTTCTTGTTGAAGAATCTAAATTACTAGGTGTGACATTTGTTAATGTAAGTGTAGTATTGAGATCATAAGATTTAACAATACCAAATGAAGATGTTTGTAGAATATTAACAGTACAGTTATTAGACGTGAAAGGTAGTTCTTGATCTAAAACTACAGTATTTGTATCAATAATACTATTGACATTTGCGTAAAGATTCTGTGAACCATTTGTGACGATAATCTGATCATCAACTCTTAGTGAAGATCCAAAAGTAGAACTGTCACTTATAATTCTAGTATTTCCAGATACTACTGATACATTACCAGCTAATGTATAAGACTTATATCTATATACTTCTTCACCTGAAGTGAAAACACTACCAATTATAGTATTGGTGTTCAGAATCACTGAAACATTTGAATAACTTGGATTTTTGAGAATGCCTATTGTTCCATAACCATTGTCTGTTAATAAAACACCATTATTAGAAGTAAAAGTAGTTGAAAGAACAATTCTGTATGCAAAAAGTTCAGTAGCTAGATCTGAACCATGCCCAGCAACAGGAGATACAATTGCATTTAAAGAAGCATTTGAAGTAACACCTACGGATCCATTAACATTAATATACGCAAGTGCTTTTCTGTAGTTGGCACCTGGATTAATCACTTCAACCTTAGATACTGAATTTCCAGTATTTGCGGATATAATAGCTCTAGCTTGACATTGTGAAGTGCTAGTAGCATTCAAATCTTGAACTAGAACATTAGGATAGATCTCATATAGATCACCTGCTTTAGGTGTAATCATGAAAGGACTAGACAAATAAACAATCTTATTTGAGCCAACAACAGTATAATTTGTAATTAATGCATATTGAGATAAATTTGTATCAAGTGATATTACCTTCATTAAACAATTATTATAGAATCCGCTTATATTAGATGCACTACTGTTTAAAAGATATTGATTTGAATCGTTATTGTATGTAATACTATTTGAATCACTAAATGCACCTAGAGTATAGTTATTATACCCAGACCCTGAATTTGTGGGATCGACAGTAATGACCTCAATGCCACCACCAACTGTAGAACTCAATCCATTCTGCTCTATATTAACTGGGATATATTGATCAGTAGCGAATGTTCTAACATCAAAGTCAGTTAGTGTGTAAAGATATTTCCAAACATATCCATCAAGTACAGAATATAATGGAGTTGAATCAGTTCCAAATGGTTGAACTAGTGATGGAGACCCGCCATTATTATCTAGGCATTTATAGACATAATAATTGGTGCCTTCTGTAACCATTACAAAGAATTGCTTTGTGTATAATGAAGTATCCGAAGGATCGTAAATGTCGTAAACTGTATTAATTGTCCAATTAACTCGAGGAACTACTAAACGAAGATCAGTTGATTTTATTCTATTTCCAAAAAGCATGGAATCATAAGTAGTATAACCAGATTCAACTGAGTCAATAGGTGTAGTAGGACCACTTAGAGGAACGCAATTTGCTGTAAACACATAATATGTTGATGTCGTTTCAACATCTTGTTTAAATGCTTCTGCAGATTGGACATTCAGATTTTTCAAGACTTTTTGATATGTAGTCATAATAGTAGTCGATACCTTAAAGTTATTTTTTATTTATATTGAATCTTAACTTCTTATTTCAATCTCTATACTTGATCTTTCTTGGACATTTTCAAGAATTCGATCTTGAATTACATAAGGATCTGTAAATTCGATTTGAGAATTAGCTATTGTGACAGATACTTCATTAATACTATCAACAAGAATAGTCCCGAAGAATTTAGTACCTGCTGTGTGCATGACTTTCTTGAACATATCAGAATAACGCTCAAGTGGTATTCTTGAAATCACATCGTATGAATATTCTTGATAGTAAGAACCATCTTGGATTTTTGAAAGATCGGAAACAAAGCCTTTACTATTTCTATATCTACCTGAACCGATTCCTAATCCGTGATTAATTATTGTCGCAGTGCCTGTTCTTCCATCTAGTGAAAATGTAGCTTCTTGGCCTCCAATAAAACCGAAGCCAGAATCTGACACAGACAGACCAGTAATCACGCCATTTGCGGTAAATACTGAAGATTCTACATTAGCATTCCAACCTATATTACCTGAAGTCTGATCGGAAATAAGCGAAATGTTCGCCGTAGTACCTGTAACAGATCCAATAATTTGAACATTGCTATTAAAATTATTGTTAAATTGAATACGCTTTACA